CAGCGAAATCTGCAGGCACACAAGCGGCTAAATCTGTAGGTAAAAAAGCAATGTTAGGGACTGTCGCGAAGGCAATCCCTGGACTAGGTATTCTTGCAGGTGTAGGTTTTGGTATAAACGCACTTATGAAAGGCGATCCGGTGGCGGCAGGTCTTCATGTCGCTAGTGGAATTGTGGGAACTATTCCTGGTCTTGGCACTGCGGCAAGCATAGGATTAACTGGTGCTGCAGTAGCAAGAGAATCTGGAATGCTAGGCGGTGGCGACAAAGCAGACCTAAAAGTTGAAGTTGATGGTAAGTCAGAAGTATTGAATGATGCAACTCGTGAGAGAGAAGATCTTATTGCGAAAACGTCTTCAAACGTTATTATGGACAACTCTACAACGAACAATGTATCAGGCGGTGGGGGCAGTAGTGTAGTCGAAACTTCGCCTATTAGTTGGTACGACGGTCTCGATCCTTTTCACCAAGCTCGTGTATAAAAAAGGGGACTTGCGTCCCCTTTCTTTTAGTCTTCAATCGAATCATTAATAATGATCTGAATGATCTTAGATTTAGTGTATGACTTTGGTGGTGACAACCCCAGAGAGTTTGCTAACTCTAGTAGTTGTGCCTTAGTCAGCTTTGCCAAATCTTCTTGTTCTCTTGGATCAGGAGTGTCTCTTGGTGGAGACACAACATCAATTGGCGTGATCTTTTCTTTACGAGTAATAGATCGAGACGCTAGAACAACAACAACCGCTACTACAACCAATAAGATTACTGTATTAGTCTCCATTGATTAGTCCTCCGCAGCCATTTGAGCAAAGTAAGAAAGCGTATCATCTTCTTCTGCCGTTACTGCAGGCGCCATTTGAGGGGCAGCAACAATAGTAGGTTCAGAAGATTCTGCAATAGGCGCAGTCTCAGCAGACTGTGCAATCGCTTCGTTTCGCAAAGTTGCACCGTTACCAGTAGCAACACCCAACACTGTCTCCAACTTGTTCTTCAGATCTTCATAAGACTTGAACCAATTAGGATCGTGAGCGCCCGTATAGTTAGGAACTACGAATTCGTTCAGATCATACAATGTATTGTAGACTGATTCTAGTTGCGTCTCGTCAGCATTCAGAAATGGAGTGGGAGTCTTGAAGTCAGACTTGTCATAGTTTCTATAACCCGCAACGTTGCGAATCTTTAACTCGAAGTCTGCACCAGTCCAAAAATCAAACGGGTTGATTGGTTCTTCACCGGGGAATTCTGGTTGCATCATATCCATGATCTTATCAAAGATTTTCTTACCGAACTCGTAGATGAACACTTTACCGTTGTTCGCAGGGTTCGCAGGATCGTTGATCACTTGGATATTTGTGACATAGTGTAGACGACGCTTCTGGCGACGTGCGGTCTCTTTGTCTTCTTCGATGCCTGAGTTCCACAGACGGGAGTTCAACTCACCGACTGGATCGTTCTGACCAAGGGTAGTGAGTGATCGTTCGATGTACCACTGTCCGGTTGGACCCTTGAATGCGTGATCCCAGTAACGAACCCACGGAAGGTCTTGCCCTTCAGTTGCAGGAAGAAAACGTACCACAGCGTAACCGTTACCCTGTTCATCAACAGTAGGTTTCCACTTTCGGTCGTCTTGCCATTTGTTAGTGTTTGTTGTCTGACCTGACGCTTCGGTCGCGGCAGTGACAAGTTTGGAGATGTCCATAGATCTGGACTTTAGGTTTGCAAAAGACATATTATGTACCTTATATAAACTAAAATATTAACTTAAGTATGAATCGCCTCTAGGGCATATGTATTTATACATCTAGAGTATTCTGTTTTGGTAGAAAGTTTAACTGTCTAGCTTCAGACTCTATGTGATCAAGTATAGTAACACTCAGATACTTTTTCACATCATCTAATTCTAGACTGTTTTTTTCGCATAAATGCAACACACTGTCCAAGTAGGACATTCTGTTTTGATACACGAAAGATTCGACCATAGACGAAAAGGACTTTTTCGTTAAAAATTGGTCTTCAACTTTTTCATTCATTCAGAACCTCGATGTTAGTGACGTTGTCTACACGAAACGAACGCCATGCTTGCTTATCGATAGCAAATGCTCGAATCACAGATTTGTTGACAGAGAAATCATCCACCTTACTAACCTTTATTTCAGATAGGTCAGGCATATAATTTGTCTGTAAAGTGCAGGGCATGACTCGCTCATCACCGTCAACTTTGGTGAAGGTCACCTCAAGTACGTTAGAACGCAATTGATCGATGATCTTATCATAATCAAAAAATGTCATTTCACTCACTTTAAAACCTCTCAAATTCATCTTCTTCGGATTCAGATTCTTCTTCTGGTACATCTTGATGGACGTACTCAAGAAAATCTTCACTCTGATCAAGAATAGCAATTGTATGCTCAAACGCTTTCAGAGTTTCGAGAACTTGCATTTTTGTAGCATCTTCATCGGGACTCTCGGCATGGTTCTGAACGAACTGGTCGAGAGTGTCCAAGTAGGCGCAACGCATGTACTCACGCGTGATTAACTCCACATCATTACGTGGATACTGACCGAGATCGATCAGATTTTCTGGGGCTGGGATTGACACTAATTCCACTCCTCTTTCATGGTTGAATTGTAAACATCCGAGTAACAGTCTTTCACAAAACTGTCACCATCTTGCCAACGTACGTTAGCTTTGTAGTCTTGCTCATCAAGACGCACGACTTCTTTTGTCAGTTTAGCGCTTGACGCACTAATCTTGTTACGCTTCTGAATTTTTAACGCCGCACGACGAATCATTGCATAACGCTCTTCTTTACTGACTGACATAATTATACTCCAAATAACCTCTTTTGTCAAGAGTGATCGTTGTTAGGATAAAGGCTATCTGCAGGATAACCTCGTTTCTTGATCTCTTTTTTCCGATCAATATGGGTAGAGGGCCGATTGAACTTCGGAGAGTGTTTCGCTACCGGATTCGACCGCTTCATAGATTTCTTCTTCATACCTGTATGCCTCTGCCTCCCAGGGGTGATCTTCATACGGTACATTTACATACTCAGCTCCATCAAATATGTGCTTGTATGCAATCATACCATTTTCGTCGAGGGTAAGACCTATATGAATAAGTCGACCCGATAAAATCTGCACAGCGTGGACAAACTCGTGTGCAATATTAATCTTGAGTGATTGATCATCTTGGTCATAGGTAGAGAACCTAATATCTACTCGGTCTTCATCACCATCTGTTTCACCAGAAAAATTGCCGATCATCTCTTCTTCAAATACAATCTTTACATATCCTCCCAACCGAGTGATTCCGATCAATTCAGCACATCGAAAGATATAATCAGAAATCTCAAAACTGGGGGAGTTCTCTACAATGACATTTTCGGCAACCATACCCATTCCTTAATGAACCGTTACTTCGGGCATGACTTCATCGAACGCTTCGAGTAGATCAATCTCATCTTGGATTGCCTCACGAATCTCGACTTCACTCATACCAATAGCTTCCATACTAGAAACTGCCATCTCAGGAGAGATCATATCATCGATCACCGAATCAAAAAGATCCCGAAGATACTCACCCGTCTCACCACGTGCATACCATGCCGTCATCACTTCACCTCAACCAACTTATTGTCACGGAACTCAGTCCCTTCTGGACCGACTAACTTACCAAGCAACCACCAATCTTCTGCTTTCAACTTAGCAACTGAGTTATCACCTTCATACTCAGAACCCATCTCGTTGTATTCATTTAGATACTTAACTGCCTCTACAATAGTCTCAAACGTCTGTGCGTCGTGACTGTTGTTCAACTTTGGTTTTGCGTAAAACATTACTTCTCTCCTTTCATTTCGTGACGGTACTCTCTTCGCAACCACCACTTGTACATTCTAAAATATTCTGCCGAGTCATACAATGGAGTTTGTCCTGTAATAGAAAAAATCTCATCGCAATGCTCATACCACTTTTGGTTACACCAGTGACGGAAACTCATTACGCGTACCAACTGCGATAGAAGTCTTTGCCTTCTTCAGCAGGACCAGCGTGACGTATATCGTCGATGTTGATGTACTTACCAGTGATTCGCTTCTTGAACTCACCACCGATGAACTCGTTCTTGACGGGGACAACGCGGTCACTCATGAAACTCTCACTACCTTCAATAGAAGCGACAGCGATCTCACGCAGAGTGACAGTCGCACCCTTCTTGGCGACAACTTGGTAGGCATCGATGTTAGTCTGTTCCCAACCCCAAGACGCGACATAGATGTCACCTTCTTTGACAGACTCAAGAGCGGCTGCCTTGGCGACAGCGCGAGCAACTTTGCGTTCCTCTTTACGACGAGCAGTCTCTTGAAGATTCTTAAGGTACTGGGCGCAGTACTCATACATACGCTCGACAGTTCCAAAGCTGTAATTGAACTCAACCTTGTAACCCAAACGGGCGCGTTTACTGAAGCGGACACACTTTGCGACAGGACGTTCTGAATCGATGGTCAATTGTAGACCCTGAATCGCGAAGTTTTCGATCATCATTTCTCTCATAACTATCTCTCTCTCATCAATTTATGTAACTATTATATCAAAACTGGGGCGAATGTCAAGCTTTTTTTTAAAATATTTTCACTTTTTTTCTGTTATTATTTCACAATAGATGGGGTCTATTTTGTTCTGAACGATCTGCATTGCACAGGGGTCTTTCGCGAAAACTTGCCACACTCCATCATACTGACTTACTATAGTGATATCGAACTCTTCTCCGCAGATGTCGTACGCTTTAAACTTGAATTCGTAAAATATGTTAGGATCTCCTAATCGCTCAACTAATCTTTCATAGGACGCGTCAATGTATCCTTGCAAACTTGTCATAACATAATCTCAAAAAAACGTGGGGACTTGCGGCACTTACCTATCAGTCGGAATCTTCGAAACCGCTCACCCCACTCACAACGACTATTATACTTGGATTGCATACAAAGTCAACACTTTTTTTAGACTTTTTTGCTATATGCATATATCATAATGATATTACTGAACCCAGATGTGGTTATACCGTTCAGGAAGATTCTCGCAAGTATATACGTGGTCTTCATTGTAGTTGAAAACGTTGACACACTCCCCACTACTATTACTGATCAGAACATCCGGCATATCTAGGACGTCTCCCATGAGACTTATCCAGACTCCAAATAAGACACCGATCGACAACCCGACGACGATTGATTTTACTTTTTCTTGTACGGTTAACATAATAACTCCTTATGCGACAATTTTAATTGGTGCGCGTTCACATGCTTTCAGCCATGCTTCTGGACCCTTAGGTTTCGACGGGGTCACTCTCAGACCCTGATCCTTGAAGTTCGCCTTCAGGATCGTGGCAGTCTCACGACCAAGGAATCTCGACACTAACTTCAATAGAGTCTGTCGAAAAGTCACGTGGTGGTGACTATGACCTGCACTGTGCGCGAGTTCGTGCAGGACAATGTACTTGTTGAAGTCAAACGCAGGTGAGATCTCTATCCAAGACCCATGTGACCTACCCATGTAGGCAGCGCGACTTCCCATGTTGCGTGACTGGACGACTCGCACCTTACCGTGATAACGAGACACCTTCTCCCACGTCTTGGACGCGGTCACTTGTTTTACAAACTTCTCTACATCTTTGAATTCTTTTAATGGACCAATCAACTCAGGATGTTCGTTTTCGAGTTTCCATTCTGCGTTGTAGGTCTTGGTCTTCTCGCTGTCGCGTTTTGGTAGGACAGTCTTGCGACGGTAGTAATCAGAATACCTTTGGGCCTGAGATCTGGTCAGACCCGCATCAATTGCTCTGCTATATGCCGCAGTCCGCATTATCTCTCCTTACTTAGGGTAGCACTTGGTATAAAGTTTTTTCTCTTGAGCATGTGCTCTTCGTTCCCAAGGTTGGTTCTCGTAAACACATTCACTGAAATCGCGACCTTTGTACATAAAGGTGTCAGTCAGGTCTCCTCGAAGAAACTGTTCGGCGTGAACCATTTCGTGAGCCAGAGTTTGCATCTGTTCTTCCCAAGTCTGCATCTTAGACACGTTGATTGTGACCCATTTCTTATCGCCGATACAATCGCCGTAGGCCTCACCGTTCTGAACCCACTTCTTAAAGGTAATATGAATAACTCTAGAGTTCAATCGATGAATGTTCAAACACTCTTGAAGTCGTTCCAGATACGAATGGACGGTGGGAACGTTTTTCTTAATCACACCTTGGAGTAGAATTATCGCCATATCTCGCTCTCTTTCATTCAATACTAGTATTTTATCAGGTCCGAAGTAGATGTCAAGATTTTTTTCGTTTAATTGATGATTTTCTTTTAACTGTCTTCTTCTTGACAGGCGCTTTCTTCTTGACTGGTTTGGACTCTTCTTTACTCGCAGTCTTTTTTCGGGGTTTGCGCTTGGGTTTCGCTTCAGGGGATTCTTGTTTAGGGAACTCTTTTGAGAGAAACTCTCGAACTGATAATCCACAGGTCCTCAACTCTTTTTGAAAACTCTTGATATCAGCCATCCACCAGGCATTTGGAACTGCAAGAAACTGGCCGTAGTGATCCATGACCTCTTCTGATAATCGATCACACTCTTCGGTGTCTCTATCAAAGATGTATCTGACCTTTCGGTCATAGTTTAGTTTGACAATTTTAGTTACTGCCATAGACACCCCTTAGATCAGTTTGTAGACTTTTTTCATGACGTGGTCACGAGCGGTTGAGAACGGCGCTTCGAACCAATCAGAAGACCCCATTACTTGCGGTGCGATACCGTATTTGAGATATGCGTTGGCAAGTTCTGCCACATTGTTCGACTCGCACACAGGGCGCATTTCATATTCATCATAGAGACGAATCAAAGATCCGTCTTCAGTACAAGAGATATAATCAATCATGAAGTCTCCTTAAGCGTAGAAATCGTTACGGAATCGACGAGTCTGCATCAAAGCTTTCTCCATCATAGGACCCCAATCACCCTTCTCTGCGGCGAGAAGGTCTTTGTTGCGCATGGTGGTCAGAACTTTAGAAACTTGAGCATTAACAGAAGCGGCACCGGTGCCGTCGTTCATCTTCTTCTGAAAGGGTTCGTTACTGAACTGTCGAAATTTAGCCATGTCAATCTCCTATCTCATTAACTTAGAAATACATTATACTTGGTGTTTTCAAAACAAGCAAGCTAAAAATCAAATTAATTGAGAGTTTTTTAGACTTTTTTGCTATATCGATATAACTTTTTGATCTAACTAGCAAATCCAGTGCCGTCACACATGTAACAGTCTTCATCTCCGTAGTCGTCGTACCCATAACCTGAACACTCTTGACACGTCTCATCGAGATCCTCATCGGAATAGTCGAACATGTCTTCGGTGTTCTCCATCGTCATCAACTGAGGATTGAAGGTTACCATCTTGGTGGTCATCTCCACGATGAGGTCAATCGCTCGGTGAAACAGATCATTCGTGTAGTTGCCCGTGTAGAGTCTGCCCGTGGTGTAGGGTAAAACGTACTCAAACAACTCCTTATCGATCGCACCCTTCTCACGCAGGAACTTCAACGCGCCAGACGTGTTGTTACCCATCCCGTTGTTGTAGAAGTCGTAACGAAGACGACCTGCAGCACGGACCATTTCGCCTGCGACAGTGTCGCACTTACCGGACTTAGGAACAAGTTCGTCCCAGATTCGTTCAAAAGTATTGCTCATTAGATCACCTCCACACGGTTGTCAAACTCACTAAACCCAGACATTTCGAAAGGGACGTACATTTCAGCACCGACTCGCTCAGAGTCAAATGTCTCAGCGCCAGTCACAGACTCAGTGACGCGAACGGTGTATCCGTCACATAAGTAAACCTCACGGTCATTGTGGGGTTTCGCGAAGATTGGACCCTTCGAAATCACCTCACCTACGAGGTAGGAATCAGGACGGTCAGACATGGGACGGAAGTCATAAGCGCGGATGGTGTCTCCGACGTTCGCAGTGTTTTCAAATTTCAACATAACAGTTCCTTAGTAGACGTAGGGTTCAACAGGATGACCAGCAGCGAGTTGCATCGCAGCGTAGGCAAACATCCAGAGTACAGCATTACCGAAAAGAACTTCGACGAATCGCTGGGGTGATGCGGGTTTCAGTTTGATCATCTTAAACCACCTCTTCCCAACGGACGATGAAGTCTTGAAGAAACTCGACCTGTTTAGGTTCGAGACCACCGACAATCAACAGTTCGTCAGCACTCATCAAGGGTAACTGGTTCTCTGCACAGAAGGCGCGGAACTCATCAATCAAAATCTCAACACTCATATCAATCTCTCTCAACTCAATCTATACAACTATTATATCAAAACTGAGGATAAAGTCAACACTTATTTTGAAAAAAAGTGAAGTTTTTTAGATTATTTTTGCATATCGATATAACTTTTTATTTCTTTTTTGTTCAGCTTTCGGAACTTACGACGGGATACAGACCACGACTTCTTAGGCGCTTTGAACATCTGTATCCGTCCAGTACTTCGAGTGACATACCCCATGAGGTCTGTACCCTTAGTGATATAGACATGGTTAGGAATAGACTCTCCATTCCAGTCAGTTATCTCTTCTCTCCACAATAAGTGACACGCATCTTCAAAACTCAACATATTATCTCCTCATAGACGCAAGGTCTTTCATCTGTTGTTCATCAATAACTGGAACTGCATTAGACTTGTGCATGGTGCCGATACCCTTGACTAGGGTTCCGGTGTAGTTCATTTTTTCTTTCTTTTGGGTACTGTGAGTACCAGAATCGTTAGATTTGTAAACTGGAGTCTCTCTTCGATAGGGTTCGCTTTTGACTTCCATAGGAACGAACTTAGGGGTAGGTTTCTTCTTAGTCGACCAAGCATTGTAACTTTTCTTTCGACCACTAGATGTGTGCCGCATTGAACCGTGTATCATAATAAATTCTCAAAATGTTTCATAAAGTATACAATGTACATTATACGATACATTCTAGGGTGTTGTCAAGCACTCGCTCTTTGATTCTTTACCTCGAACCATGACGGTACAGGACGACTAGTCCAAGTCATACTGAAACGATCTTGCTTGGTTTGATAGAATGCACGATACGACTCGACTGGACAATCTAGCATACACTCAGGGTTGGAACCCATAGCAAGCTTGAACGGTGTCCGCTCGACGTGTGGTATACGCGCCGGTGGAGTCATAAGTATACTGCGCAGAAGGGTATCTGACAAGTGACGTTTACCATAACGATACATATACTCATCACACAACGCAACAAAGTGTTTGTAGTGCCAGATGTAGTTGCAGATGGACTCCATCGTCCAAACAGTACACGGGTGATGATGATGCACTGCTTTATACAGTACGCTATCTAACTCAGGATGATCATAGTACTTGATCATAGTTTTGCCAGACTTAGATGGTTTACGAGAAGATTGTCCGTCAAGCATACGATGCGCAGTTGATAGCATCTGGGCAGACTCGACAATCATTTTGACAACATGTTTGTCACACTGTTCTTGTGCAGCGATAACTGGATCTTTATTGAGTACAAAAATGTTCATATACTATTATCCCCGATTTGTTGAACATATTGTATCACATCTTTTTTAATCTGTCAAATCTTTTTGAAGAATTTTTTTCACAGTCGATTTAGTCATTTTGAAAACAACAAGAATTGGATCATACATCCATAAGAATTTTTTGTGACCACACTTCGACTCCATCTCTTCCCATGTCACGAACTCTCGCGTCCAGTTGTCGATGTATAGATTGCCTATACGGAGTACCACATGCCCCCTACCGTTTTTGGTGATGACCCTACGCAATTGCGCCTGCATGGTGAACACATTGATCCAGAAGTTGACCATTGACTTACCACTCATCAACCACAGTAGCGTCAGCGCGTAGTCTTCGCAGTCACCTTCGTATGGTGGTTCTTTCATGATGTGCCACGTGTCAGATCCGTACTGATCATCATCATATAGATACTTCCATGTCTCATTAAGGTGATCGACATGGGACTCTTTGTTTGCTAAATCTAACATATTTTTAGTCTCTGTGTTGATATACAACTTTATTTAGGTATAAATAAATCTATGAAAGATATATTTGATTTTGGTTTCACCGCAGTAGATGAATCTGAACTAGAAGCCTTTCAGCAACTAGAAACCGCTACTGATACTGTCGATGAAACTCAAGCGCGCCTCGATAGGTTGTACAACGCAGTACAGCCTCTTTTAACTAATCTTAAAATGAACCCAGAGAAAGAATATATTCTATGGCCTAATCGATTAGAGAAGATCGAGCAATTCGAAGACCACATACAAAACATTTACAAGGGACCCTAACCAATGTTTTATACGCCAGAAACCGAACAAGTCTTACGAGACGGAAAGATACTTAAAGATTTTCGAGAAGTTTATAAGACTTTCTTATCAACCTTCTTGCACGTACATGCGAAAAAATTAACTTCGCACAAAGGCAAATACATCCGATACAAAAATTCAGAAGTGGACGTTATTGACGAGTCAATCAACCGATGTCCTATGTTCTGTAATGCAATCGCGGCTCGAGGATATAAAAATATTCTATTTGTTGGTCACTATAATGATCACCAGACGCACTGGATGCTAGATAAGTTTACCGATCGATTAGTTGATCTACTTCCGCCAGAGCGTGAAGACATGCACTCTTTTCCAGATCTAAACATAGTTGCACAGTTTATGCCTTTTTTGATGGAACTAGGTGGTTACGATATCAACTTCGCACTAACTAGACCTCCAGAAGATAAGCACAAAGGAGTCATGCACGAACTTTACGAAAGAGCTGGACTGAAAAACAAAAGTCTATCATGTGACAGCCAGTACAAACTTGGCGCAAACATGTGGAGTCTAGACGCTGATAAAGAAGAAAAGTTTGACGCTGTTGTTTTCTTGGGTGTGCCTATGTCAGATCCAGAAGTTGGATTTGAAGAAGATCAAGTTCGCGAAAAATTCGCGCCTTACTGCACACCAGACTTTGAGATGGTAGACATTTACTATGGACTTCCTTCTGGCATTAAGTGGCAGAACGGAGAGAAGAAAGAGTCTAAATCTAATATAGAAACTGCATTTGTTATCAGATCATCTTGGGACGCTTCAGTAAAAGAAGGTCGCCCAGAAGAGTTTGACATTATGGACCGTATGTTTTCTGTTTATTAACAGAAGGAACTTACCCGACAGTGAAATAAGAAAGGGGACGCAAGTCCCCTTTTCTTTAGATCCATAAACATAGAACCATTGCAATCCCACACCATATTAAGACATTGGGTCTCTTAATCCAGACCCACTGAAAATCTTTTATAGTATAGAAAATAAAATCTTTTATGTGCTGCATTTCCCTACCTCAACGGTAACGTTTTCAGGAAGTTTTAACTTGATATCATCATGTACGTGGTGTATAACAAAAGTAGTGTTACTAAATTCTCTAAAAAACTTAGACCAAATAGGACGCCAATTCGATGCCATGCGGTGGACATTGAGAGCGCTTCTGTCACTCTTTAGAAAGTTATCTGTGTGACTAGATAGATTCATATCAAACATCGCATCAAACCCATACAGATGCACTTCTGTTGCATTCATTACTCGACACGCATAATCTACTGCCATGTGACCGCATGAGTAGTTAGTCGCGGCTTCTTCTAGTTTATGTCCTGGAAGTTGCGCATACGGAGGTACGTACGTGTGGAACCCTTTGATGTTCTGAGAATACTTCAAGTAGAAAGTCGGACTCTTTTCCATCCAACGTCGTGGACGTGTACCTAATATCCAGTCGTATTGTCCTAAGTTAACTTCACCTTTCTCTAGAGCGATCATCATTTTAAAATCGACCATGCATGAAGCGAATACTTCTGAAGCGCGAAGCTTTATTGGTGGCATATTACAAACTAAAAGTTCGCCCTTAGTGCCTTGTTCAAATAGGGGCCAACTGTCTCCATTGCCCAGAATATTAACGCGTCTCATCGCTCGCCCTTTTTATGAAAAGAACCGTACATACAATGTACCAGTTCATGTCCCCAAGTCTCCATTGTGTTATAATCTTTTACACTACTTGGTTCTACTACGTATATTTCGCATCTCTTTACTTTCGTTAGATCGTTTTTTGGATGCACCCATTGCGCGAGACCATCAACCTCATCATTCGTTAGTTTGTTCTTTGTGAGGTATCTCTGCATACTTGATCGGTTGTCAAATGTCATCACGCGAATATCTATATATTCGCCTGTTACATCATGAGTTTTTTTAATGCCCTCATTAGGAGGGCTGTCGCACGAAGAAACAAAGATTAATAAAAGTACGATAAGAACTTTGATACTATTTTTCATATCTAACAGCATGCCCTTCTACAGTAAGTAGAGTGTTTAAGTTTGCATCTCCGACGAAAATTTCACCGAGTATTCTACCGTATTTACCCTTCTTATACGTTTTAAGAACAACTTTGGACCCAGGAGGGGCGTACTCGTTGACAAATGATGTCGCTGCAAGACCTTTCTTTTTTTCATCGAGATCACGCGTTCTAGATTCATATGCGTCAATGCCGTACAATCGAATACGTTGACTAGAAAAAATGACACCGAAACCTAGATCTATATCTACGTCTACAGTGTCACCGTCGACCCATCTGACTATTGTTGCTTCGTACTCATACATTAGTCATGATCTGGTGTTATTGAGAGAGCGACTTCTAAGATGTCTTGGTATTCAGCAACTTGCTTCAACTCGTGCTCTAGTGCTTCCATCACATCTGAGTGTTCGCCGATACCCGCTGGGTTCGTGAGATACACTTCGACATTTGCTTTATGCATCGCAATCTTGCCTTTCATGTGTTCGACTGTTGCGTCGATCATTCGGTTTCTTAAAGTTTTCATTATCTATCCCTTGCTTTCTCTATTGCACGAGAACCAAACCAGAACGAAATGATGGCGGCGAAGATTGCCTTGGTATCATCATCCCATAGAATGTTCAATGCTTGTGTCAATGACATTCCGCCATTGATTGATTCTCGCAGTAATGTTATTTCAATTGTAGTGAACAGTATGAAGAATGCATACGTGATCACTGGTCGTACCGACTTCTGCAGTGCGGACATAAAACCTGTCCCCTGGGAAATCGCTGTGTCGTGTGCTAGAAGTGCCTTCTGTTCTTCATGCAGACCCATCTCTGCAAATCGCTTGATCTCATGCTCGTAACCTTTAGCAGTGAGTTCGGCCATCTTCTCCATTTTCTTGAGTTCAAACTCCATACTCTTTTTAGTCTTGTAGTGTTCCGTGATTGCAGGAACAACTGAACTACCAAATCCAAGTATCGAACCTATAAGACCGCTCAACATGTCACCTCCTTATTTATTCATTAATTCACGTATCGTATCGTTACCCTTTCTACCTGTATGGTGGATGACGATAGGATCTTTTACCGCTACATTATCTATGTAGTCAATACGCAACGTATTATACTT